TCAATGGCCAGAGTTGGGAAAAAGTCGAACCATTTATGGAGTTGAAAATAAAAAATCAAGGCAAATGGTGGATACCTGGGTTTGAACATGATCAAGATGTGGTCAATGTTGTAGAAAACTGGCTATCACATTGGACTGGTTATGTTGAAGAAACAGTGTTTGATGTCAACATGTTGATTATAGATCCCAAAAACGTCATGGTATTCAACTACAATGAACAAGTTTTCAAAGCTCTGGACAAGTATGGAATCACCCCACATGTTGTTCCATTCCGGCACAGATATTTCTGGGATGGTGGCATACACTGTGTTACAACAGATCTACACAGACAAGGACAACAACAAGACTATTTCCCACTAAGAACTCCAGGTTGACCAAAATGCCCATTTGTGCTATAATAGTATTATTAATGATAGGAGTGATCTATGGCGTTTCATCTTGAAGGTCCTTGGTTAAGCACTACCGGCAAACAGCGTGGACCACGCAAATGGGCCAGTGCCGAAGCCAAACGTCGTGCCGAACTCTTGCGAGAAGAATGGGAACAACGCCTGGGCACGTTCAAAAAAATGGCCCCCAAGTTTAGTAGAACTCCTACACCGCCGCCCAAGCCCAAAGGTACCCTGACCGTGACCATGCGTGTGCCACCCGGACGTGAAACTCCGCGGATCGAAAGCCGCGATACCGGATGGGTGGCCTGTGTAAAACACCAAGATCAAGAATACACTGGTACCAAGGTCAAAGGCATTGGCACCATGCACAAGTCAAATGCTGTGCCAATCTTTAGCGACGACGAAGCCAGGGATATAAGTAAAATGAGAAGATAAACACTCATGTCAAGTCAACCTAATATCAATGATCCTGGTATTGCGGTAATTTTAAATGCATGGTCAGAACTGGATCAAGACATACAACAAAAATGCTTTGATACCACACTAGAAGTCATTGATTCTATTCCTGGTATAACCACAATACTGTTAGCCAGCGTTCATGTCACGCTTGATCAACAAAATCAAGGCATCAATTGTTGGTACGACAATGCCAAAAAAATATTCGTAGACGAACAAGGAGTAGACTGGGTTCGAAGATATTGGAATGTCTCAAGAGATCCAGGATTTGCCACACATAATCCCAAGATACGAGATCATGATTATCAAGGCAAACTGTGTGTGGCCATTTGGGAACAATGGGAGCTAGAATATCTTTTGAACCATTGTCTTACTCAAGAAAAAAATATTTGGTACTTTGGATCTGGGCTAGGAGTCAGAAGAGATCCCATGGGCTGGGGACAACTGTGTGATCTCATACGCTACAAGCATGTGCGACCCATGAATATATTGACCCACTCTCAAGGCATTACTTTTAACACTAGGTCACAACCTGATTTTCGGCAGGCCAAATTTACCTGGGTACCGTGGGATCAAACTGATTGGAAACATATTGGCAACGACATTTATCAAAAAATCAGTTTAGATTGGCAGATACCTCCCTGGGAATAGTAACATGGCCAATATTTTGATCTGCGGGGACAGTTGGGGTTGTGGTGAGTGGGATGTCGCTTGCACCAAAGTCACCCACACAGGATTGGAGCAATATCTTGTGGATGACAGACACACAGTATTCAACATCAGCAAAGGCGGCACTTCAAATTTGGACAGCAGTAACAGGATAAACCTATGGTTCGAAAGGTTTGGCAGTCAGCACATAGACACTGTGTTGGTATTTCAAACCGATTATGTAAGAGACCTCAAGCACAACACCTATCCAGAGGATTGGAACACACAGGTTTTATCCGGTGTTGCCGAACGATGGGTAGAAAGATTTTATCATAGACTGTCTGAATTATCACAAAAACATGACTGCAAGATCAAGATTATTGGTGGACTTGCTGACACAGTTTGGTTTGATCAAATGTCTATAGATTATCCTGGATGCGAAATTGCTTGTCAGAGCTTGGTTAATTTGGTGCTGGCCAATAATCATCGTGTTGATGTTCCGGTATTCAGTTGGTACGGTTCTGACTCAGAACCAATTTTAGCCCGTGCCAAAAGTCTGGGATTAGAACTTGATTGCACATTGAAACTAATGCATCTGGGACTTGAACGTGAATCTCTAATCCGCGAGAATCCTGGATTTTTTTATCCAGATGGCACACATCCAAATCGTCGGGCATATCATATTTTGTATGAATTTCTGCGGCACAAAAGTATTATACCAAATTAAAATTCCTATAAGTAAATGATGCAAAAATATTCAAGGACACAATCTTAATTTGGCCAAAGAAGATACCATAAAAATGGAAGGTGTTATAGAAGAAGTTTTACCCAACACCACCTATAGAGTAAAGATTGAATCATTCGACAAGCCTGTGTTGGCCAGCCTAAATGGTCGTATGCGCATGAACAACATCAAAGTTCTTGCTGGAGACACAGTAGAATTAGAGTTTAGTCCATATGATCTCACTCGCGGACGTATAACACGCCGCAGATAAATATCCTTATGCAACACGAAATCCGCCAAAATCTAGACCTGCTAGAAGCTTCAACTCGTCCAGCCAAGCTGGAGACCACGCCTTTGCCCTATGGCGAAGGTGATCTTGATCCAGTGCTCAGCAAGGACAGCATCAATTATCACTATGAGCACCTGGCCAAAGGCTATGCCAAACGCTACAACGCCGGAGAAGGCAACGCCAATTTTAATCGCGCCGGCAGTTTCTTGCACAACAAGTTTTTTCCACAATTACGACCGCCCAAGGGTGCCAATCGTCCTCGTGGTGCTGTGCTGGAGCTTATAGAAACAAACTTCAAAACCTATGAAGATTTCAAACAGGCTTTCAAAGAAACAGCCATGAAAATCCAAGGTTCAGGCTGGATTTATTTGAGCACAGCAGGAACCATCAAGACCATACCAAATCATCAGGTACGAACAGATATTTGCGTGTTGGTAGACTGGTGGGAACATGTCTGGGCCACAGACTACCAATGGGACAAAGAACGCTACTTGGACAACATTTGGAAAATTATAGATTGGGATGTTTGCAACCAAAGATTATGATAACAGTAACTGAACAAGCAGTGGCAAAACTCCGAGACATATTGGCTGAGGAAAATAACCCAAGTTTAAAACTCAGAGTTTTTGTGCAAGGTGGCGGGTGTAGTGGAATGCAGTACGGTTTTACCCTGGACGAAACCCAAAACGAAGACGACTGGGATCTAGAAGTTTCTGGAGTCAAAGTTCTAGTAGATTCTATGAGCGGCGGTTACTTGCAGGGTGCTGAAATCGACTACAAAGAAGATCAGTACGGCGCCGCATTTAGCATCAAGAACCCTTCTGCACAAACCACCTGTGGTTGCGGAAGCAGTTTCAGCCCGGTCTAACCCCTGACCCAACAAGCCAAATAATCTGGTAAATACTATCAGAGGACGAATATCTATGGCTCAACAACTTATTGGCGTAGGAAATGCACCCAACGACGGACAAGGCAATCCCATACGCACTGCTTTTATCAAATGCAATGACAATTTCAGCGAATTATATGCGCGAGCCCAGGTAAGTCCGCCTCCGACTTTGATAGGTAGCATTGGTGATTTTGCTGGAATGTATGCATATGATTCTTCGTATTTTTATTACTGTTTTGCAGACTATGATGGTAGTAGTATTATCTGGGCCCAGGTCACGCAGGTTGGCAATGTGTCAGTCAGTGCAATCACCAACGGTACTAGCAATGTAAGGATTTCGGACATAAATGGCAATGCCAGCATCGGAATCAATGGCACAGGAAACGTGGTGGTGGTTTCTGATACTGGACAATTTGTAACTGGCAATATTTCATCATCTGGCAACGTAATTGGTAATTATATACTAGGTAATGGCAGTCAACTAACAGGATTGCCTGAAACCTACGCCAACAGCAACGTGGCTGCCTTCCTGCCAGTTTATTCTGGCAACATTTCGGCCAACAATATCACAGTAACTACAGCACTAAGCTCAGCCAATATCACAGCCACAAGCAACATCACCGGTGGTAACATACTGAGCAGTGGGATCATTAGTACGTCTGGAAACATTTTGACT